GATAAAGAACTTCGTTCCCACATCTAGGGTATGTACGGGATTTGCATTTGCTATACCAACTGAACCCACTGTAACCAAACTTGTATTTGCATTTTGAAATTCCACGGTATATGGTGTGGTATTTCCAGTGGCTGTTACATCTTCGAGTGATTTATCTATATTTTCTCCCGAATCTACAATTTCCTTAGTCACTGTATTATATACAAGTGTGTTTGACAGAACACTCGAATCTTTGCGAATAGGTGCCACATGAAAGCCACTTGTGTTTGCTTCCAAAATTTCGGAGGAGGCGTTAACGATAATAGAATTTATCGCCTGCTCGTCAGGTGTGTATTTACCTATTCTGATCCTCTCGGATCTTTCAATAGTGTTCAGGTTCTTCACCATTTATATAATAAGTCATTTTATTTTAGAAAAGTTCGGTCCAACCAGATTTTTTATATCCAACAAATGTGTCTTTTTCTGTGTCGTATACGATGAGACCGGGTTCGGGTTTTTTAATATTTTCAATTTGTTCACTCGTCAATCGAGGCACTAACAATCCACCTGCCGTGGAGTTTATTGACAACGACGCACACTTATACGCGGTACTCGAACCAATCGTCACCGAGCCGTTACCATCAATAGTCATACTATCTCCAAGGCTTCCATTTGGTCTCTTCGTTTTGAAAACAATACCACCTGGTCTACCTGAACTTAATCCAGCGTTAGCTTTTGTATACGCATTTATTTGTGCGAGTTCATTAATTTTAATCGCATTAACTTCACCCAATTCCGATGTTATATTGGGTTCGCTGTAAATTGATATTCTTGAAGACGGGGTATTTGTACCCACCCCAATATTACCAAGTGTCGACATAGAGGTACCAGGATTTTCAAATGTTACACTACACACGGTATTACTCTCACACGTGGTAACACTTTGAAGTGTTGGGAGTGGTGGAGTATACTCTTCGAGTGATTTTATACGATCATCAAGTTTGGGTATATCTTCTTTAAAAATCACAACATCATTTTCAATCGTATGAACATTTGATATATATGATTCAAGTATTGGAATTCTATTTTCAACTTTTTGTATTTCGTTTACAAGTGTTTCTAATTTTTTTTCAGTTATACTTATATTTTTTAAAACATTTATCTTTGTCAACTTTATAGACTTTTCAAATTCTGTAGTCATTGTTTGAATTTTAGAATTAAGTTGAGACAAGGGGATTGTCAAGTCTGGAATTTTTGGAATATTATCAATAATCCTATGTAAGTGTAAAAATTTTGGTTCAATATTTTTTTCAACTTTATCTATTTTATTCAAATCAATTTTCAATTTTTCAATACTATTTTCTATGTGTGTGAGATCAACTTTTTCTGGTTTAAATTCTTTGACACTCTGTTCAACATCTTGTATTTTATGATTGAGATTTTGTGATAAAGTTTCCAAAGTACCCACACGTAAATTCAGGGGTTCGAGACTTGGGATACTTTTTTCAACTTCATTTACTTTATTTTCAATTGGACCTAAATTGGGAATACTCGTTTCGACACGCTTTATTTCATTCTCAACTTTTTTGATATTTGGTAAAATTGTTCTTATTTCTTCAATGTCTTTCGTGTGTGTTTCAACATCTTCTTTGAGTGCGATACCTTCAAGTTTTCTACCGTCACCCACAAAAGATGGTGCGATCACACTTGTTTGAGAATAAATGGATTTTTTTGAGCGAAGCGCGCCGTTTAGATACACATTTTCAAGATCGAGTGAAGCTCCGTCGAGATCTTTCAACTGTTTAATAGATATATTTGAAAGAAGACTACCATCGGCCCTTAATTCTCGTGTCACATTGAGATTTTCAAAAGTATCACCGATTTCAAAGTTGAGTTGAACATTTGAAAGAAGACCCGCGTCACCTTCAAAAAATTTAGCTTTTATCGTACCATCTACACAGAGATCCTTATTTATTGAGAGATGGTTGTCCTTTTCAGAAAACTTGATATCTACATTACCACCCACGCGATGCATAACGATACCAATATCTTCTGTGGTGCGTGGTGTTCCTTTGGCTATTTCAAAAATGGGATTATCGACATAGTAATTATGAACCGTGTTTGAATTCACAACATCGAGGTTTTCTACTTCTAAAGAAGAAATCTTTAACTTATGACCTCCGATGTCTACAATTTCTTTTGTTGTGGTGTCATATGCCAACAAATTTGAAGAATACGAACTTCTTATAGGTGACACGTAAAATCCACTGTGTTCAATGTTGTCAATTTTAGCATTCGATGCATTCAATACTATTGAGTTATGTGGTTGATCACACTCGGTAAGACGACCCAATCGTACTTTGTCAGTAGGTTGGGTGACACCTGTTGCTTTCACCATTTATATAATCCCTGATTTTAATTTGCATATACCAAACCCGCCATACCATTCTCAATCTTAAGAATGTTATAGTTCACGGCATATATCGTATCATTCAATGTATTCGTTTCACTGTGTATTTTGGCATTCTCTATACGACTGAAATTAAGTGAACCCGTTGGCTGATTGAGACTTGTTGTCATACAGAATGCATGCATAAATACATCCGGTGATGTTACATAATTTGTATGATAATAATGAGAAATATCCATATAATGTGGTCTAGACCACCTGTATGATGTAAGATCTACACCGTTTATACTCAGTTTGATTCGATTTGTTTGTGACGCGAGGGGACTGCTTCCTGAATTATTTGAACTCGCGATAAACTTTACTGGGTGATTGAAATTCAAATTTTGAATCTGATCACCGGAACCAATGTTCTTTTGGACTTGGAAGATCAACATATCATGACTTCTCGAGGCAATGTTACCACGTTCTTCGTTGTCGAGGTAATAATAATTTGAATAACATTCCCAATTATAAGCACCGGCACCTGACCCCCAACGTATTCTCAATTCAACATCATGATACTGAAGCGCGACGAGTGGTATCGCCGATTGCGGACCTTCACAAAAGAAGAATCGAAGTGGATAAAAAAAGGAACTCGCGCTGCTACCACCTGGGTGTGGTCCGTTTGAACTCTTTGTTACATTTTGGGCCAACATATCGATAGCAATATTCTCACAGAATGTTGAATCTTGTTCGTCGATGATCTGACCCCCGATGACGAGTTGTACACTTTCAATCAAATTTTCCCAGTTTGAACTTTCACTAGCTTCTGCACCGTTATCTATCGTGAAATAGGTGTACCCTAGTAGATCTCCACTTCTTTCGAATTTAATCGTTGAGAGTGAATTGTTTTTCACGGCACCGTGAATTACCTGCTTTTCGATGGACTGTGAAAAGTTGGAGTGTCGTTTAAATGTTGAGTTGAAAAATGAAATCTCAGGATCACCGACGATGTGTTCATCCTGAGCCCCCATACACACTAACTGAACAATACCCGAAGACATTGTATACTACTTTAATATAAGAAAATTACAAGTTTGGTTTTCTACACACGAAACGAATCACCAAAAAGTTGTCCGCGGAGACGGATGGATTTTTGATAGTGTTTCCATTTTGATCCCTAATCGTAACCCTGAAGCGATCCACGCGACTGATGGGGTCAATGTACTGGTTGGCAATTGGATAATTATCTTTAAACACGATAAGAGAATCACCTGTGGCGTGTGAAGTGTTCTCTGTCACGAGACTCGCAAACGCATTGCGAAGAATTGTCATGGTTGACTGACCACCGAGAACATTAGATGCACGATCATTGAAGTTTGTATCAAGTTCTTCAATGGAAACATAACAATGTTCAGTCACTACATTCGAGTGAATGTGGGCTGCAAGGAGTCTAGCCTGAACAACGTTACGAAGTGGTTGTTCAAGATAACAGGTAAAAGTATTGGCACTCGCTTGTCCAATGGAATCTAAAGTGATAGTGTGATATTCATAATTGAGATCTGGAATGGTCTCAGTGGGTGAAGTGATCAGCGCCATTTATATTAGCTTAGATTAAAGATCCACCGATTCCCCCCTCAATTCCATAAGACGCGTGTCCGTCGACAAGCTTGGACGCACCACAGAGACCCCCTGGAGTGAGGCTCATAGAATATGGACTACCCTCCTTTCCTTGTCCAGCCGCACACTCCAACTTGTGTTCGAGATTAAAGATAGACTTTTCACTCACCGTCTTTATGGTGATTGGTCTGGGTTGATAACCACTTCGCATAGTAGAGAGGACAATGATGATCGCCATGAGAACGAGGATCGATGTGATCGCGTTTCGGTTCGTTCGGTTGAACTTAAACATTTATAATATACATATATATTTTTCTAAAGTGCGTTAAAGGTAATTTAATAGTTTCCTTATAGAGAGTAGATGGACGAAGAAATAGTCATTGATCGTGGTAGTACTCATGTGATGAAATTGGACGCTGACGAACAGGCCCTGATGGATGAGATTGAAATTTCAATTCCCCGACCCCAGCCTGTGCATCGTCCGGCTGATCCGAGGAGACCTAAACCACAACCACAACACCAAGAAGCTATGGATGCGTTCGTAAATCCAAACAAACAAACAGCCCCCACCCAATCTTACCCCGACGAAGAAGTTGACTACGGTGAAGATGAACCAACTTTTTATGATGACGACGAACCAATGGGTGGTGAAGAAAGTGAAAGACCGTCCAAGGGGTACACGTCGGTCGATGAAGAAAAAACCGACCTTCTCAACAAGTTGGCTCGACTTGAAAAGAAGGGGTTTAATGTAAACAAACGACTCAATGCGTATTCAAATCTTGAAGAACTACGCTCTGAAGTAAAGAGAATTACATATAGTATTGACGTCGAACAATCTATCCGATTCTCCAGGCGCATGCTAATTGCCTGTGTGACAGGTCTTGAATTCCTTAACAAGAGGTACAACCCATTTGAGATTCAGCTTGAGGGTTGGTCTGAGTCAGTGATGGAAAATGTCGACGACTATGATGGTGTTTTCGAAGAACTATATGTTAAATACAGGTCCAAGGTCACAGTCGCACCAGAAATCAAGCTTATCATGATGCTTGGTGGTTCGGCGATGATGTTTCACTTGACGAATAGCATGTTTAAGACAGCGTTGCCAAATATGAATGATGTTCTCAAACAGAATCCAGATCTCGTAAAGAATATGATGACTGCTGTCCAAAATACGACGCGATCACCAGACCAACCCGCAGTCGATGCTCCAGTCGGTGGTACGGGTAACTATGAGATGCGAGGCCCCGGTGTTGACATTTCTAGTCTCATGGGTGGAATCATGATGCCACCACCACCACCAATGAATACATCAACTATAAGCGCGACCACACAACAAGTTGATGACGATGATATCTCTGACATTGTCTCGATTTCTGGCGAATCAACA